ACAATTGGATTCCAACCTTTCGGAGGTGTTACCGAGGCAATTGTAGAATACGCAGAAAAAGGTTATGGAGATGTCATTGGTACATCTGAAGAAGGCTACAAAGAAGGCGAAGGAGAAGGAGAAGGAGAAGGAGAAGGTGAGGGATCTAGCGGCGAAGAGGGGGAAGGCGAAGTGTCTGACGAGGCCGAAGGAAATGAGGGCGAACCTACAGAAGAAAATAATGAAGAAGGCGAAGAAGAAGCCGTTAAAGAAGAAGAGTCTGTAGAAACCGAAGAAGAAAACGAAGGGGAGGAGACTGAAGAATCGAAAGAGAAATCTGAAGAAGAAGCTGAAGGAGAGGAAACCGAAGAGAAGGCCGAAGAGGAGGGGTCTGAAGAGGAAGAAGAAGAGGAAGAAGAAGAGGAAGAAGAAGAAAAAGAAGAAGAGAAAGAAGAAGAGAAAGAAGAAGAGGAAGACGAAAAGAAAGAGGAAGGAGAAGAAGAAGAGGAAGAAAACGAAGAGGAATCTAAAGAAGAAGCTAAAGAAGAGTCAGAAGAGGGCGAAAAGAAAAAAACAGATCTTGAGGACTCAGAAGAAACAATAGAACTAGAAGAAGATGATCAGGTCACTCAAGTCCCTGATGTTATAACCAGATAATACTATGGGAGATATATTTGATAAAATCCTAGCTCCTTACATGGGGTCTATGCCTGAGTTTATTATTTCAATTTTAGGCTTATTAGGGACTCTTTCTTACATTGTGCCTGAAGATAGTAAGCTGGGTAGGTTGTTAGGCAAGTTGACGGGGAATCTAACTAAACTTAAAAACCTTATACTAAAAAAGAAGAAATGAAGCGCACACTCATAACCTTACTCTCAATTATTTCTGTAGCTAAATCTGCTGTTATTACTTCTGTACAAGGAGGTGTATTCTTAATAAACCCTACAGAAAACCCTAATATCAACCCTTTAGTTAATATTCAGAGACCTATTGAAATTAGTAATGAGGAGGTCGTAGATATAGCTGAAAGTGAAGATAAGAAATTAGATATGGTTATCACTTGGGATGCAGATGAAGAAGAAATTTATGATTTTTATGATGCCCCAAACTGGGACTTTTCCCAATCAGATTCTCTGGAATTAGATAGGGATTCTGCTATCACTAACATATTGACTATAACCGATGCCTTGATACTTGAAGATAGCCCCTCTTATTCAAATATCGAAATAGGTGATGGGTTTTCAGTAACGTTAAAATCTACCTCTTTAACCTTCCAAAATAATAATGGTTTTACAGGGGTTAATGATGATGACGATATTGTTTCTACTTTGAACATCTTTGAAGGCTCTGACATGGACGCTATGTTTTCCGCAATTGGGCTAGAAATAAATGTAGATTCAACTAGCAGCTTAACACTACGAGGGGCTGGGGACTCAATCAATAGTCAAACCGAAAGATCTATCGTTAACTTATCTCCAAATGCCAAACTGACTTTAAGTTCATTAGATCAATTTGCGGTACAAGGGAGCGATATCTACCTAAATGGAGTATCTTTCTCCCAAAACCCATCCATCTTGAAGTTTAATGGAACTACGGGGACTGCAATTCCAGAGGCGCATTTTATTCTGCTTAGCTCCATATTTATAATTTTGCTTTTAAGCAAAAGGGGAGAGAGGTAAATTCCAAAAAAAACGGCACCCATAACAGGTGCCGTTTTAAATTAGTCAAAGAGTTCTCTTTCTAACTTTCTGTATCGAGCGTCAGAATGCCAAACTTCATCAGTCGGAGGGGTGTATATTCCCTCTTTAGTCTGGATCGCTTGACCCGCCTTCAGTTTCAAGGAAGACGGTTGATATATGTTTAAAGTCGTCGTTTTCGGATTTGAGGCGCTTTCGCAAGAGGTCAGCGCGATCAGAGGAGTTGCTATCACCAGCAGCCCGTAATTCTTCAATTTCACTAATAAGTTCATTTTTTATCTTTCTATGTTGATTTTTAATTTCAAAAAAGGCTAATTTATTCCTTAACATAAGGTATAATTCAACGCTTTTTAACACGGATTTGATTAGAGACATCACTTTACTTGTTTTTTACTGTTAAAGATCTCTTTCTCGTCATAGTCTTTTACACTTTTTACGGAGCCAGACACATGCTTAGCACAATTAATTGCATCATCCTCTGAAAGGTATGATTGGTGATACTTCCCTTTTTTATCGTAGACTCGATATTTTAGTAATTCTTGGTTCATTATGGTTTAAATTCTAAAGCTATATTAGCTGCAAAGCTTTTATCATCAGAGATCATGCCCTCGATTAAACATTTCCCCTCTCTTAGAGAAACGCGCTTCCCATCAAAAAAATATTTCTGATCATCAATAGTGATTTGAGTCACACATGCATTGATACCAGATTCTACATTTATGATGTCATATTGAACAATTTTATCTTGTAGATGACTACTTGAGTCGTTAGTCCCTACAACTTTGAGATCTTTATTCATTTTTATTTCGTTATACCATAGGACAGTTTGGTCCTTATTATTCAATATTATAGCTCTTTTATCGTATCTATCTATCCATTTTTTATAAAAATCCACCTTAAATGTGCGTCTAATTTCTGAGACGAAGTATTTACCATTTTTTGATCTAATATTATCCATTATATCGTGAAAAGCTCTGACCTTCATTAAGCTGGGCTTGGAGCCATTTCCAAATAAAAACTGGATATGATTATGATAGGTTAATTCTTTAGTAAAAACGTAACCAATATCACCGCAAGAGTAAACATCGCAATATTTGCAGAATTCATCGAAATGCCTTCTTATTGCATGAGTTCTCATGCTCCTAGAGCCAGAGCAGAAAGCTGCGTAAGGTTTAGATTTCAAACAGAAATTGAAAAAATCGTCCCAAGATTCTTCTTTATTGATTAGCTGTTTAATTATCATTTCTCTTGCTTATAATACTAAAAGAAGTGTAATATTAAACATGGCGGTTGAAGGAAAAAACGAAGTAGCAAGAAGTTTATTGGATTTACAGCCAACAGCGATTGTTGAATTATATAAATTATATCCAGATACCACTAATAGCCCTAGTGTTTTCATTAGTTTTCATGGAGGTTCAATGTTTGGTAAAAACATAACTTGGCAAGGTGTTCAATATATCCCTGTACCCATAGAAGCTGAAGGTTTTGGGGTTTTTGGGGATGGCACACTCCCCCGCCCTAAAATAAAAGTAAGTAACAATGATAGGTTAGTTACCTATTTCTTGGGCAAATATAAAGATTTTAAAAACGCCGCCATACTTAGGAAGAAAGTTTTTGTCAAACATCTGGATGATGTGAATTTTGATGGACAAAACCCTTTTGGATTGGCTAACTCTGAAGCTGAAATTTCGGAAGAAAGATATTTAGTCGGTCAAAAAGTCCAAGAAAATAAAGCTTTTGTAGAGTTTGAGCTAAATTTACCTTTAGATCTTGATAATTTTGATGTAAATTACAGGACCGTAAATGCAAAATATTGTTATTGGACTTATAGGGGTTTAGGCTGTCAATACAAAGGCAAGCCTATTGAAAAAGAAGATGGTGGGTCTTTTCTTAATGTTGTTGACGAAAGGGTTTCGGTGGATGCTGATGATGAACTTATAAGAACTGGTCAGTTATTTTATGAATCTGAAAAAGTTTATAATGCTGGAGAATCTATTTACCTAGAAAACAGAAGGATTATAGTTGACAGAAACCAAGATAATCAACCCATCTACCATAAAACTTGGTATGTTTGTGTCAGTGGCCATTCAGGTCAACACCCAGAAGATAATGGCTCTTTTTGGCAGAAAGACGGGTGTAGTAAAAAAATTGAAGCCTGTCAGAAGAGATTTACGAGTGAAAGTTTGAAAAGGGTATCTTTAGGAGCGGAAGAAACAGGTTTTAATTACTTACATTTAGATGGCGAGCAGGGTGCTACTCTAGCGACTCTTGACTCTGATGTGACTGGCGTTTTTAACACTTTTAATTGGACTGTTTCTGTTTGGATGCGCGGGGACAAGCAATACAAAAGCCCTACTGGATGGATGGACCCAACGGTATTCGCTACTAAAGCTCTACCTAGGACAGATAAAGCTTTTCAGCCTTCATCTTCAGGTTCATTTACAGATAGTGTTACAGCTAATTTGCACTTTTCCTCTAGAATTGAGGGTGAAGAGGGGTTGTTCTTAGAATTATCGGCTCTTCAAGCTGGCTCAGATAGAAGTCACACGAAGAAAATACCCACTAAAATAGCCTCATCAGAAAAATTTAACTTTCTAGTCTTTAGGGTTACTTCTCCTTCTTACCCCAGCGTTGAGGTGCTAGTTAACCCATATAAAAATCAGTATGGAGAGTTTACTTGTGCGAATAAAATCACAATGAGGTCTGATAATTTTGACAAAGGAGTAGACTTTTTCTCTATATTTGGCGAGGCAACTGGCGAAAATAATATTCATAAAGAAAATTGTTTTGGAGGCGATATAGCGCAGGTTTGTGTGTGGGATAAAAAACTAACTAATGACGAAGTTTCTTGGTTGGGTTCGGCAAATAGCATAGCTGATTCTGAATACTACCTAACTGACAACAACTTACAAAAACGTGTTGACCTATATTGTGACTATGCGCCTGTATCATATGGAGAAACTACTGGTTACTTATCCTCTTTAAGAACTAATCTAAAGGGCTGGTATGATATGAATACGACATCTGTCAGTGGTAATTTTTACGTGTTAGATGAGTCAGATGCCGACAATCACCTAACAGGATTTGGTGACACTAGCGAATTTTCGACGAGGAGGTTAGATTACACAATGGGTAAATTCGAACAGTTTGTAGCTAATCAAAATGCGTTACAACCTTTACCTTTTGGTGGGTTCCCCGGAACAGACGGATTTGATTATAAAGCTTTAGGATCAGAAAATATATGAATTTAAAATCTAAACTGCAAGAAATAGTTGACTACTCAGAGAGTAACCCATTCATGGAGGTTTGTGGTTTTTTGGGTTTTGATGACGGAATAGAAGGTTATGTGGTCCAGAATTTAGAGAATATAGCAGAAGATCCTAGAAACAACTTCATGTTAGATCCTTTAGAGTATTTAATGTTTAAAGAGAAATTTGATATGGTTGCTATATATCATAGCCATATCAATGTAGATGAACAACCTTCGGAGTTTGACGTAAAGATGTGCAATAATTGCTGCATCCCTTTCCTTATATATAGCTTAGAGACTAAAAAATTTAATCTTTATGAGCCACAAAATTTAGAAACAGATGTAAATATACATAACAGGTTCAAGGACGATTATGACAACTATTAGATTACACGGGATTTTAGCTCAGAAATACGGTAAAGTGTTCAAAATGAACATAGATAAGCCTAGAGATGTCATTAGAGCTATAGATGTAAATAGAGAAGGGTTTCGGAAGACCGTTGTAGATCTACAGAAACAAGGTTTTAGTTATGAGCTTATAGTAAATAAGAAAAGGCTGAGCCAAAAATCTTTTTTGGATAATAAACACCCTAAAGAGATAGATTTTGTTCCTTTTATTGTAGGCTCTGGACCGGGGTTTGTTCCAGCACTTATTCTAACGCTTCTTAGCGCAGCTATACAATACGCACTTACAGATCCGGGAACTATTGATGGCGGTGAAACGACTATAGGTTCAGATAGTAAATCTTTGTTATTTAGTAGTAGTATAATCAACTTAACTGCTCAAGGGTCTCCACTTCCAATTGGTTATGGGAGATTGAAAGTTGGATCTAGCGTAATTCAATCGTCCATGAAGTCTATACCGCAAACTGTCAGAACTGTAGATGCGATGCAATCTGATAATTATTCTCCTGAGACTGAAGAGGGAGTTTTTAATCAGGAATCAAACATTGAGATTTCTAATCCTACCATCTAGTAAACAATGAATCATCTTTCTAGAAAAAAAAGGTTATACGGAGCGGGCAAAAAACCTGACGTTAAACCTGCTGTTCTGTCTCCTCCAAAGATAGGTGATTTTCAATTCGGGTCGTCTTTCAGTTACATGGAGACTCTTGATCTTATTTCAGATGGCCCCATAGAAGGCTTAGTGGATTCTAAAGGGAACCTTTTAAACAAGGAGGACTCCTCAAGAGGTGTGTATTTAGATGCTACCCCGGTTTCGATATCCATTCAAGAGGTAGAAAGCTCTGATAATGAAGAATCTGTAACAGATCTTACAAAGATAGATGTGAGTATTGCTAGCTCTTTCCAAAATTTAAATGTAGCCGATCAGGGTGGAGAATCTAGTGCTAGAGTAAATGATATAACTCACTCTAATCAAACTTACAGTAAAGGAGATCCAGATACATTAAATAGTCTTATAACTTGGGATAATCTGGTTGATGGTGTAGACCCGTTAGCTTCTATTTCTGACCGTTCGACATTTCGAGCTTTAAGTACTTTTACAGGCGGCAATTATCCGAATATAGCATTGTATGATTCTAATAACGAGTCGATTAATACATTACATGTTAATATACACCAAAGATTTTCGTTGCTTTTCGGTAATGGTAGTAATTTTGCAGCTAACACAACAGAACTTTTTGTTGGCTTTTACAAAAATTATGTAGACACTATTAAACCATTAGATCAAAATGGAAAGAGAAGAATAGCTAATACAG